GTGTCTTACGATTACGAGAATAGAGGATTAGATTCAGATACAGGTATTTGTGAAAAGACTTGGAAAGCCTGTCAACGCTGGACAAGAATAAGCCCAATATTATGAGAATAGGAAGCAAGAAAGGAAATTATGTAGATGCCAATACAATGTACTCTGAAATAGGCTTATATGTGCCTACAAGTACATCTGATGGGCAAGGTGGATATGAAACTACCTTTGCCTTACAAGAGGTTGTATTTGGCGATTTTAGACCAGAGAATGAAAACAGAGCCTTATTGGAGGCAGAGTTAAGTTTTACTCGTTCTGCTAAGTTATTTATTAGATATGATGTAACAATCAATAATAACTATCAAATAGAGGCTGAAGGAGAGATGTACACGATTCATTCTATCAAAGATGTAGAGAATCAGTTTAGATTTTACGAAATATTAATGTACGCATAATGGCAATAGGAGTTAATTTAACTGGTATTGATAGTTTAAAAAATGCTATTCAAAAATTAGATGAAAAAGTTGCAAAAGAGGTTTCTAATGAGATTAATGCTTCTTCTTTAAAGATTCAATCTGATGCCAAAAAATTAGTACCTGTGGATATGGGATATTTAAGAAATTCTATTGTACTTGATGGAGAATTAGGAGGTTTAACATATAGTGTAGAAGCTAGAATGCGTTATGCAGCCTATGTTGAATTTGGTACTGGTGGGAAGGTTTCAATACCATCTGGATATGAGGAATATGCTGCATTATTTAAAGGAACTAGAAAAGTAGCAGGAATGAGGTCTCAACCTTATTTAATACCTTCTTTTGAGATGGAGAAACCTAAATTAATTAAAAGAATAAATGAGATGTTAAATGCTAAATCCTAATATAGAAATAAAGAAGTGGTTTTATACTGAATTAGTAAGTGCTACTAGCCTAAATGTTTATGATGGTTTTTCGCCAGAAGGAGCAGGTAATGAATACATTATTTTAGATGGCAGAAGTTCTAGCCAAGAACAAGGTAAAGCAGGTTATACAAATGCTATTACAATCATAGTTGACATTGTTACAAAAAATGCTAACTTTGGCTATAAACGAGCTGAAGAAATAAGCGATTTGGTATTGGCAAATATAAATTCAGATACAACAATAACTTTAAGTAATGGATTTACTTCATCTGCCTTAAGTGTTGAAAGTGTTAGAAATTTAGATGCTTTAAACCCTATTGACAATGTTTTTAGAACGATTATAACATATAATATAATAATAACTCAAAATTAAATAAAATGGCAGAAACAAAAGTATCAGCAAGAGATTATATCCTTTTAGCTGACATAGACGACAGCGGAACATTTAAACCTGTTGCTTGTCTTACAACTAACTCAATGACATCAACTGTTAACACTATTGATGCAACTTCTAAATGTGGCGACCAATATCAAGCTGGTCCTTCATTTACTCAATCATTTAAAGGTGATGGTTTTGCAATTGATGAAACAGGAACTCCAAGTAAGGATTCTTACGAGCAATTGTATGCTGCTCACGCTGCAAGAACATCATTCCAAATGAAAATGGGTAAAGCGACTCCAAGTACAGGTGATATTGTGTATTCAGGGGAAGTATTTATTTCAAACTTTGATGTAAATGCTGCTGATAAAGATGATGTTAAATTTACTGCGACTTTCGTAGTTACTTTACCTCCATTAACACAAACTGCAACTGCATAAAAAATAACCTATGTTTGAATTAAGACTGAACAACAAAACTATTCCTTTGAAGTGGGGAACTTGGGCTATGCGTGAATTTTGTATAGCTAAAGCAACTATAAACAATAAAGGAGAAAAAGAGAATCTACCAATAAATAGATACTTTGAAATATTGAACAATACACAATACGATTTAGAACTTATAATTTTATTAATTTTTATAGGGTATAAATCTGCTTGTAATACTAATAAACAAAGTGTAGAATTTGATGAAAATGATGTTTGCGATTGGGTAGATGAACTTGGTGGCATATTTGATGAAAAAGGTGGTGTAATTGAATATATTAAATACATTGTTTCTACAACTGTATTAACTGTTCAAGGAACTCCTAAAGAAGAAAAAAAAAAGTCTAACAAATCTAAGCTGGGATGACATCTTAGTAAAGGCTGCTGAATGTGGGGTAAAACCTATTGAGTTTTGGGATATGACTTGGAAAGATTTTTCAATTATTGTTTTAGGCAATGAAAGAAAAGAATTAAATGAATGGGCAAGGACTAGAAACCTTGCCTATATTATATACCTAAGTAATAGTACTGAAAAGTCTCCTAAGTCAATAAAAGCATTTTGGCCAATTGATATGTTAGATAGTAATGAAGAAGAAGAAGAAAAAACACTTTTAACGGATGACCAATTGGCGAGAACATTAAAATTATACGGAGTAAATTAGTAAAATGGCACAGGAAACACTTAAAATTACGATTACAGCCGATAATAAACAGGCTTTAGAAGGTTTACAACAAACAGCTGTTGCTACTACTCAATTAAGTACATCTTTTAGCAAATTACCTAATGCATCAAATCAAGCAAATCAAGCCTTATTAAATTCAGGTCGTGTTTTACAAGATTTGAATTATGGTTTTATTGGTATTGCAAATAACCTTAACCCATTACTTGAATCATTCCAAAGATTAGGGGAGAGATCAAAAGAAGCTGGAAGTAGCATTGGTAAAGAATTAATAAGTGCTTTAACTGGTCCAGCAGGTCTTGGTGTTGCATTATCAGCAGCCACATTTATATTCTTAAAGTTTGGGGATGAAATATCTAATTTTATTACACAAAAAGTAGGTGGTTTAAATACTGCATTATCAACTGAAATTAAAGTTTTTGATGATGCATCTAAAGCCTATGTTAAGGCTTCTACTGATATTAATAGTCTTAATGAATCACACGAGCAATATAAAAATGGCTTAATAACTAAAGAAGCATTTTTAAAGCAATTTAATAATACTCTTGGTGATACAATTGCAAAAACAAACGACTTAAGTACTGCTGAAAAATTCTTGACTGAAAATTCAGAGGCTTATGTAAAAATGATTTATTATAAGGCAATAGCACAAGAAGCAGCATCACAAGCAGCAAAAAAACAAGTAGAACAATTAAAATTAGAAGAATTACCAGCAAGTCCAACTTTTGGACAAAGAGCATTAGCTTTAGTAAGTCGTGGCGGAACATCTGGTGAAGATATTGCAGAAAAAGATAGAAAAGCTAGAATAAAAGAATTAGAATATGATGCTTATATTTTACAAGAGATAAATAAGAAATATAATACAATTGCTGATAATATTCAAGAAACATTTACTAGAGTATTTGGTGCATCTAATAAAGGAGTTGCAGATGTTAAAGAAAGTGAAACAAGTAAAATATTAAAAAATTTAGCAGAACAAACTAAATCTTTACAATATCAATTAGATGAAGGTCTTATTAAAAAACTTCCTACATCTGATAAGGATAAAGAGTCATATTATACTTTAAAGATAAATGCTATTTCGGATGCTATTAAAAGACTTGCTGGATTAACAGGTGGTGAAGCAAAAGCTGCTTTAGCAAGTTTAAGGCAAGATTTATCAGCAACTAAAGTTGATGAGGCTTTAGGTTTATTAGAAAAAAGAAGACAAGGAGCAGTAGGTGCAAATGCAGAAAAATCATTAGACCCTGAAAGAACTGCAAGATCAATGGCAATGCTAGATAAAGAAGCTAATAAAATTTTTATAAAAGGAGAAATTGATAAGGGAAAAGAAGTTAGTAAATTATTAAAAATACAAGAAAAAGATTATGAACGTTTTGCTAATACAATTGCAAATACTGCAACTAATTCAATTATGGGTTTATGGGATGCAATGGAAAGAGGCCAAAATATAAGTGATTCAATAGGTGAAATGTTCCAAAATTTAACTAAACAAATTGCAGCAGCAGTTATTCAAGCTGCAATATTTGCTGGTATTTTATCTTTAATAAGTGGTGGCGTTGGTGCTGAAGGTGGTGTTTCATTTGTTGGTGCATTTAAAAGTATATTAGGTTTAGCAAGTGGTGGTGTTGCAACTGGCCCAACATTAGCAATGATTGGAGAAGGTAGCGAAAGCGAAGCTGTTCTGCCATTAAGCAAACTTGGTAATATGATGCAAGGTTCATTTAATGCAGGATCAATGAGTGGTGGTTCTACAAGTGGTGGTGGACAATTTGTATTAAGAGGACAAGACTTATTACTTTCTGTAAATAGAAGTCAAAAGGCATCAAGAATTAAAGGACAATCAATCAGTTTAGGATAATGGCTTACGGATTAAGATATACAATAACTCAAATTCTAAGGAATGGTAATAATCAAGTAATTGAGATTTATGAGAGAGATTATGATGCTGGAATAGTTAAAACTTATCAGCCAGTATCAATAATTGTTCAACCTAACTCAAACGAGGAATATCCGTACCCTACAATAATATCTACTCAAGTTAACTTTTCTATATTATTAGAAACGCAAGATGATTATGACCAATTTCCAGATGTACTTAGTCAAGATGATAGAAAGTATTATGTAATACTAAAAGAAAGCACAAACGTAATGTGGAGAGGTTATATGTTTAATGATTATACTCAAATGGGTTTTTCAACAGGCATAACACAAGCAGACTTTACTTGTATTGATGGTATTTCTTTTATTCAAAATATACAATATGAAAGAGATGATAGTATTAATCAATTAGATACTCAATTAAATGTAATTAGTGCTGGATTAAAACTATTAGAATATCCAGATGTGTTAAATTTAGTTGTGGCTTGTTCGTACTTTGCAGATGGGATGAATGACAGACAAGATGGAGTAAGTAATGAGCCATTCAGCCAAATATATCAATATAGAAGGGATTTTATTGGTGAGTCTTATTATGAGATTATTGGTAAAATAATGACTTCATTTAATTGTAGAATGTTTCAAGCTAATGGGAACTGGTGTATATATTCAATGAATGAAATGGCTTCATCTACAAATTATTTTACTACATATGATATTTTATCTACTCCTACAATAACAAGTAGTGGTGTTTTAAATAATACAGTTGACATACTTCCTTATGCAGATGGTAATGTGCATTTTATTAATAATAGTCAAGTAAAGCTATTAAAGAAAGGATTTTATAATATACAAGGAAGGGGTGCTTATGAATCAGCTTTAAACTATTGCGATAATGCAGACTTGAAGCTAAATGCTTTTCCTACTAATACTGCGACTGCATTTGTTTTAGGTGCAACAGGAGATTCAACTGCAACAATAGTACCAGATACAACAGGTCAATTTGATTCAGTTTCTTTAGTAAGAAATACAAGTGGGTTAGCTAGTATTGAAAATGGTAATTTAGCTGCTCCTAATTATTTCCTTCCTTATATTGGGGAAGTTCCTTTTAAATTAAGTTTTGAACACGCAACTTCAACAGGTGCTAAATTGCAAATTACACTAAATACATCAGGAGGACTTAGATATTTAGATACAAATGGTCAATGGCAATCTTCCGTACAAAATTTAACAATAGATGATAATGATGCTTCATATTCAACATATAATAAAGATATTCCACCATATTTTGTATCAAGTGTTGCAATATTTGGGTATTTAAAGTTTAAGATAATATGTAATGCATCTGGAGAATCAACAGCATTAAGAAACTTCATTATACAAAGAGGAGATAGTGAAATAAAATTTATTGAGGCAAACTTTGTAGCTGATAATACAATTCAATCTACTTTACAAGTATTTGAGCAACCTTATGGAAATAATTATCCTACTAATTATACATATTCATCTAATAAAGGTGTTTTATGTGCTTCAGATGGTACATTCTTAGAGAATTGGTATTCATCTTGTCCTAGTGGCACTCCTTTGGGAGCAGTAGATTTGATAACTTTTATGACTTATCAAAACATAAGAAACTTAAATAAGAATGTGGCAACAGTAGAATGTGATCTAGGAGAGCATACTAGTGATGTAGGATTTGTTTATTTAGATAAGGTATTTACTACAACGGACACAGTTACAGGGAATTTATCATATACTGGTAAGAAATTCATTATGAATAGGGTAAACCAAAACGCTTATGTAAACGAATTAAACTCAGTTCAGTTAATTGAAGTAAGTGTAGATTATATAGAGGCATTTATTATTCCAAATTATATAACAGATTCAGGTCAACTAGGACCATTCTGGTTAGCACAATTTAATATTAATATAGTTTAACTTTGCAATATGGCAGATAACGTACAGGGTAAAAATATAATGCTTTATTATCACGAACCACCTTCTGAGACATATCCAGATGGTAGAGATATTGCATTTGCTTGTTCAACAAATTGTTCTTTTTCAGTTAATGTTGACCAAAAGGAAGTAACTTCTCAAACAAGTGCTTGGTATCGTGAATTTAAGAACGACATAGCAACTTGGACTATTAGTTGTGATGGCTTAATAACCTTAGATGGTTACGGCTATCTTTTCTTACTTCAACAGCAACAAGATAGAACTCAAATAGAAGTAAAGTTTGTTATTGATAACGGAGTAGATGGCTTAGTTATTATAAGTGGTAATTGTAATCTAACAAGTTTACAAATAAACGGACCATATAAAGACATAGCTACTTATTCTGTATCATTACAAGGATCAGGTGCTTATGGATTAACAGGAACAACAATAAACCCAGAAGGTGTGGTAATATTAGGTGGTGGTGCAGTTTACACCAAAGGAACAACGGCTGCTGGTGGAGAAACTACAATAACTTATATAGATATGATAGGCAAGTCTTGTCTTTATGTATCAAGAGGTGGTATTGATGTTCAAGCAATTTTATCAAGTGGTACTCCTGTTGATGAGCAAGTTAAGTGGGTAAGTGCAACAGGTATTTTAACGTTTAGTAGGGTTTTAGAAAGTGGGGAATTCGTAAGAAGTCTTTTTCAATAATTTAGTTATAAATTAATAATAATGGCAAATCAAATAGTTGTTTCATCAGGTGCAAAGGTTAGGGATTTAAACGATGTCATTATTGGCACAAGTGGAGTATTAAGTTCATTAGCTTTTAATGTATCTAATGGAGTTCCCAAGTTAGATGTTAATGGTAAGATATTAGTATCTCAATTACCTAACTCTGTAATGGAGTATCTAGGAACTTGGAACGCAGCGACAAATACTCCTTTTTTAGTAAACGGAACAGGTAATGCTGGAGATGTTTATTTATGTAATGTAGCAGGTACAGTTGACTTTGGTGCTGGTCCTATTACTTTTGTAGTTTCTGACCAAGTAATTTATTCAGGTTCTATATGGCAAAAGGCATCAGGTTCTAATGGAACTGTAACATCGGTAGCAGTTACGGAGAGTGGAGATTCATTAAATATTACAGGATCACCAATTACTACAAGTGGAACAATAAACATAGGCTTTAACGGAACGAATCTTCAGTATATAAACGGAGCTGGTGATTTAACTACATTTCCGACTTTATTGTCAAGTGTTGGTTTATCTATGCCAAGTGCTTTTAACGTCTCTAATAGCCCTCTAACGGCTAATGGAACGATAGGAGTAACAGGAGCAGGTAATGCTTCTCAGTATATTAGAGGAGATGGTACTTTAGCAGCTTACAATCCAAGTACAGGTGGTGGTGGTTCTTCAGTTTCGTATTATCTTAACGGAGGAACAAATCAAGGCACATTTGTAGGAAACACTTATTATGAAATGAGTAAAACTGCGGTAATAGGAACAGGAGTAGATTTTACTATAAATGCTAATGGATATATAAGTCAATTTATAACCGATGCTAATGATCCTGCACAATTAGTTATCCCAGCAGGAAATTGGAATTTTGAAATGTACTTTAGTGCATCTTCAAGTGGAGGCTCACCTAGTTTTTATGTAGAACTTTACAAATATAATGGTAGTACTTTTACTTTAATAGCAGATAATTCAGCAAATCCTGAATACATAACTAATGGAACTGCGATTGATTTATATACAACTGCGGTTGCAGTACCTGAAACATCATTGACAATTACTGATAGGTTAGCTATAAGGGTTTATGTAATTCACGCAAGTAAAACAATCACATTACATACTCAAGATTCTCATTTGTGCCAAGTTATAACAACTTTCTCAACAGGAATTACTGCTTTGAATGGATTGACTGCACAAGTGCAATACTTTGCGACTGGAACGAGTGGAACTGACTTTGCGATTAATTCATCAACTGCAACGCATACTTTTAACTTACCTATAGCTTCGGCTTCAAATACAGGTAAACTAAGTTCTACAGATTGGAGTACGTTTAATAACAAACAAGCAACAATATCTTTAACTACTACAGGAACGAGTGGTGCAGCAACATTAGTAGGTGCAACTTTAAATATTCCTAACTATGGTTCTGCTTTAAGTGGTTATTTACCTTTAAGTGGTGGAACTTTAACAGGTTTATTAAACGGAACAAGTGCAGATTTTTCAAGTTCAGTTAGTGCTCTTGAATTATTATTAGATAGTGCTGGTACTGCATCTGCAACATTTGTAAAAAATACTAATGGAACTGGTGTAATTTCTACTGGTTCCAATCAAATTGGATTTAATTTAAATAATGCTTTTTTTATAACATCTGATAATAAAGGATGTAGCATTTTTTCATTCAATCATAGTAGCTCTGCATATACTTATACTTTGCCAAGTGCAAATGGTACAATAGCATTAGTAGGTGGTTCAGGTGTAGGAACTGTTACTTCGGTAGCTGCTTTAACTTTAGGCACAACAGGAACGGATTTAAGTTCAAGTGTTGCAAATGGTACAACAACTCCTGTAATTACTTTAAATGTACCTACTGCAAGTGCAACAAATAGAGGTGCGTTAAGTTCTGCTGATTGGACAACTTTTAATAATAAAGCATCTACTGCTGATTTAGCTAATTACCTCCCTTTAGCTGGAGGTACTTTAACAGGAGCATTAAACGGAACGAGTGCAGTTTTTTCAAGTACAGTTCAAGCATCTGCATATAGATTAACAGGAATGACTGGAGGTAGTGGTGCTTTATATTGGACATCTGATAGAGTTACTTTGGCTAACTATAATGCAACAGGGGTAGTTAACATTGAAGCAAATGGAGGCACATCTGTAGCTACTTTTGGTGGTGCTACATATAACAATGATTTTGTAGGTACAGGTAGATTTACTGGCATAGTTACATTTGGTTCTACATTAAGCAATGGTACTTATGCTTATACCTTACCATCAGCTACAGGTACTTTGGCTTTAACATCTAGTTTAAGTTCTTATCTCCCTTTAAGTGCAGGAACTGGAAATAAATTAACAGGTGATTTATACATAAATAAAGCTAATTCTGCATTAGTTTTTCAAGGTAATACAACAGATGCATTAATTTATAATACTGGAAGTAATCTTTTATTAGTTGATAATGCAACAGGAACAAAAGGGTTAACATTAAATGTATCAACAGGTGCTGCTACATTCTCTAATAGTGTAACGGCAACTCAATTAATAAGTGCTTCAGGTTCTAATAAAACATTTTCAACTAATATAACTCCTCTTTATACACCTTCAGATTATTCATCTTTAGGTGGTTCTTTGGGTGTATCAAGAACATCTGATAATAGAACAGATTTGATGACATTTTATATGTATAATACTTCTGCTAGTGGTGAAAATTTAGCAATTACATCAAGAGAAGATATTGTTTTATATGGTAATGGTAGAGAATATACAAGATTTAAGTCTAATGGTAATGTATTAATAGGAACTACATCAGATACTGGTTATGCATTAAATATTGTACAAAGTGCAAATAGTGCTTTACTTGCTTTAAGTAATGGTGGTAGATATACTGAAATTGATATAAAAAATTCTGGAACTAATAAGGTTGAATTATATTGGGATAATACAAATTTAAGATGGTATAATCACTTAAATGTAGGTACTGGAGCATATCTTTCTGGAGGTGCATGGACTTCTGAGTCAGATATAAGATTAAAAGATATAATTGAACCAATAACAAATGCTATTGATAAAGTAAATTTATTAAATGGGGTTATAGGTAAGTATAAATATGAAGAAGAAGGAATTAGAAGACCATTTTTAATTGCACAAGATGTTGAAAAAGCATTACCAGAAGCAGTATCATTATCAACAATAGGTAAAGATGGTAATGAAGAATATCTTCATGTTGCTTATACTCAAATTATACCATTATTGGTTGAATCAATTAAAGAACTATCTAAACAAAACGAAGAACTATCTAATAGATTAATCAAACTAGAATCAAAGTAGCTAGAATTATAATAGAATAATCTTATATTTGTAAAAAATCAATATTATGATAACAATTAACAACGACCAAATCAAAGAATTAGAAGCATTTATTAACACGATTCCAACTGCTTATGGCTTACCCCTATTGCAGTTTTTAGGTAAATTAAATGCAGAACAAAATCCTCCAATAGAGGAAGCAAAAGAAGTATAATGGTAAACAATAATGGTCAAGCTGACTTTGGGATGGTACTAAGTATCACAAGTGCTGCAATCAGCATCGCAAGTATTCAACCTATTGTAACATTGTTTGGTAGTTTGGTTGCTATTGCATCTGGACTTTTTGCCATTAGATATTATTACAAGGCTGCTAAAAAGTTTAAATAATGAGAGACATTGTAATTACTTTAGTGATTGCAGTAGTTCTTATCTTCATATTTAACGGAAGATACAACGGAAACGAACCTACAATAGTAACGCATACCGATACTATTTATAAGCACGACATAACAAAGAAATATATTAAAGGGGATTCTATCCCTTTTGTCGTTTTAGGTATTGATACAACCATTGTACACGATACTGTACGTATAGTTCAAGATTATGCGTACGTACGAGCTTATTCGGACACTATAAAGATAGATTCAAGCACTTTCATTATAAACGACACAATCTCCCAGAACAAGATAAAAAACAGGGGTTTTTACGCAGATATAAGTCAAAAAACGATAAAAGTGGAATCTATTAAGACAATACCATCCAAAAATGAGCTTTATTGGGGTATATTAGCCGATTTAAGGGCATTTGACAATAAAGTGGGGATAGGAGTTGGTTTAGCGTTTAAAATGCCTAAAAAGGGCTTATTTACTATATCGGCTACTACTAATCAATATTCAATCGGATATTATAAAAAATTCTAATGAAATTACCTGTATCATATAAAGAGTTCGTTAAGCAGCCAATTGTTGCTACTTTATTCATTGTACTATGTGGAATATCGGCTTTATATGTAGATGTTAGATCAACATTCCAAGACCAAGCAAAGGCACAAAATGTACGAATAGAAAAGGTAGAGAATAGATTAGATTTAGTACAAAACGCATTAAGGAAATCAGATTCATTGAGTGCAGTTTCTACTACTAAACTTCAGGTACTAACTGACCTTAAAATGATACCAAAATAATGAGGTATTTATTATTCATATTTTTGTATGGTTGTAGTTTGACTGCTCAAGAGCCAAGTAAAGAACAAAAGATAGATAATGAGTTTCAATTATTGCTTAATAAAGTAAATGAAAACAATGTTAATTCATCTTTAGTTCAAAAAGAGGCGTCTAAGAAAGAAAAGAAAATAATTACTAATACGATAAATAATATTAACAATTTAAAAACTGAATTAAGTGAGGTTAAAGCTAGGTTGGATTCTATTACTATTGATACTGGAAGTTCATTCAGCTTATTGCCAATACCCAAGAAGTAAAAGAATAGGTGCTGATTCTGTTATCATAATAACTATCGACCAAGCAAATAACATAAACAACCTATACAAGAACTACAACGATTCAATTGTTAAATTAAATGATTCAATAATCAATTCAAACTTAAACTATGCAAAACTTAATAAAAAAATATTTGAGAAAACTGATTCTATCTATCTATGGAAAGTTAGATATGAAGCTGCAAGAGACCTTACCAATTATAGAACCAAAGACCACGAAAAAGACGACCAAGCCAAAGAAATAGGTAAATACCTTTTAATCTTTATAATTATTTTACAATTTATCAAACTTTAAATATGGAATGGATAAAAAATTTACTTAGCGATGAAAGAGGAAGCATAAGCACTAAAAGAGTGATTGCTTTGTTATCGGCATTGTTTCTTTGTATTACTTTAATAGCTAATTCATTTAGCCATATAGAAGTGGCTCCTAGTGATAAATTAGTGGATGCAGTAATGGTTATTTGTATTGCTGCGATGGGAACTACAACAATAGATAAATTCTCAAAATGAAACAACAAACAATCCTGAGATTAGCCTTAGTGCTTTGGTTTGTATTATTAATATACTTTACAATAGCAAGATATGTTAAGTAAGAAAGCAATAGACCTCATTATCCAATTTGAGGTAGGAGGTAGAGCATACTACGACAAGAAACTACAATCCCCTATTTGGGCAGGTGGAGAATCAGGTATTACTATCGGTATGGGCTACGATTGTGGTTTTGTAAACGAAAAGCAATTCTTTTTAGACTGGGGTAATAAACTTACTCCTAACTTTTTAGAGCCATTAAGAAAGACTATTGGACTTAAAGGCATACAAGCTAAACAAATGCTTAGAGGAGAATTGATGCAGGTTAAAATATCATACAATATTGCTTACGAAGTATTCGTTAAGTGTTCGGTACCTAAGTATTTTAAAATGACTAAGGCAATATATCCAGAACTAGAAACGTTAAATGAGGACACGCAAGGTGCATTAGTTTCTATGGTTTACAATAGAGGTAATAAGCTAGAAGGTGATTCTAGAATTGAGATGAAGCGAATAGTAGAGATGGTTAAGAACAAGGATTATGATGGAATTGCAGAGGAGATTGAAAAGAGTAAGAGACATTGGGAAAATCGTGGACTTGATGGCTTAGTAGTGAGAAGGGAAGCAGAAGCAGACTTGATTCGTGATTCGTTAGCATAACAAAAACCTAAAATATGGCTGGAAGTAAAACCACAATGAGTGGTCAAATAGTCTTAGACTACTTGGCAAAGTATCCTGCGTGGATGCCCTCAAACACATTAGCTAGTTTAATCCTTAAAGAGAATAAGAATCACTTTACTGATAAAGAAAATGTGCGTTATCTAATACGCTATTACAGAGGCAAGACAGGTCCAGATAAAAAGTCAACTACAAATAAAGAATATTTAGAGCAGACTAAAAGAAGTTGCAGTCATTTTGTGCAACCAGAGACTTGGGCAGAGGAAAAGGTTGTATTTGACTTACCATTAGGCATTAAGAAGATGGGATTCATTAGTGATATACAAGTGCCATTCCACGACCCAAAAGCGATAGATGTTTGCTTTAACTACTTAAACAAAGAGGGAATTGATACATTATTCATAAATGGCGACTTAGTAGATTTCTACCAATTAAGCGACTTCCAAAAAGACCCAAGAGTAAGAAAGTTTAACGATGAATATGAGAGCATATTAGAGATGCTAGGATTTATAAGAAGGTCATTCCCTAATTTAATTATTTATTACAATCTAGATGCAAATCACGAATTTCGCTATGAAAGATATATGAGGACAAAAGCACCAGAATTGTTAAGTTTGCAATTGTTCGAGTTAGAAGATTTGTTGAAGCTGAATGAATTTGGGATAAAGCCTCTAAAGAACTTAGACCACGTTAAATTTGGCAAGTTGCCAATAATACACGGAGATACTACTTTTAGGAGAGGAAGTGGTGTAAGCCCTGCTAAGACCCTTTACGATAGGGTTAAGCAATCGGCTATTGCATCTCACGTTCATAGGACAAGCGAGTACACAACTAAGAACCAATTTGATGGCGAAATGTTTACTTGCTGGACAACAGGTATGCTAATGCATCCGAACGTTGAGTATTGTAAGCACGTTGACCAGTATAACGCTGGGTTTGCTTTACTAGAGAAAGAGACAAACGGAGATTATAGAGTTCACAATAAAAGAATAACAAAAGGAAAAGTATTTTAAATAAAAAACTATGAAGATGCCTAAAAATTGGAATCGTTTAAACATATCAGAACAAGAAAGCTGGTTGGTTAAGAAATATCAAGAGATGATAAGCGAAGTAGAATCAGTATCTAAGATGTTAGCCAAGATAAGAGGTGGCAATAAAATAGTAGTTAAGGAGATTGAAAGACCTGATGAAGCCTTACTGAAAGCGTGAAAATCAAAATCATATATCGTAAACTTGGTAAGGAACAGGCTTACGGCATATCCTCTAGTGATGGCGTAATAGAGATTGATGAAAGGCTGAAAGGCAAGAAAATGATGGAGATATTGATTCACGAGGTATTACATTTATTAAACCCAAAGGATGATGAAAAAACCATAATTCGCAAAAGTGTAACTTTGACTAAAGTCTTGTGGAGTGAAGGGTATCGGAAAATTGATGATACAATCGACCTTCCTTTACAAGATGGTTCAATCTAGGTTGTTTTTTCTTGTTCATAGGTTCTCCTCAGTGTAAAAAGCTGGGGAGTTTTTATTATATTTGTATTCAGATATACTAATGGTTACGGAGGTACGTTTCTACGTTGCCTCCCTTTTTTTGCCCTCGCTATAATCTTTGTATTGTAGTTTGCTCCT